AAGACGTTAATTCTCTACTTAACAGGGGTTATGTCAAGATGCTTGACTATAAAACGATATCAAATACATGGACTTTAGTAAATGATGCGTATTACGGAGAAACCGGAGACCAACTCGGCAGAAATATAAGCATGGATCTCACGGGTGATATGGTCGTAGCGGGGAGTATTCAAAATGCGGGATTTGTTCAGATATTCGAACCAGAACCTGCGAGTTCTGTATCCAATGTCCCAAAATATGTAGATATTGTGTGTCCAGACATTCCTAAATCTGCACAAGTCATTGACGAAAGACACGGTCAGGTGTTGGCGAGAATACCACTAGAAAGACACTTTACCGAAACTTCTACAACCATTCTTAGAGACAAACAAGCTAAAATGTTTCACAGAAAGACAAATTATTTCAATCCCATGTCCATAAAGAAATTAAACTTCAAAATATATGAAGAACAGGATGATGGGGATTATGTTACACTAAAATCAGATTCAAAATGGTATATGGTTCTAGAAATTACAACGGTAGATGTAAAAGAAAAACCAAAAGACAGGGAACTTCAAATATTGATATCATTGGACAAATTGGCTAGAAAATTGGATTCTTTAAATGTAAATATCCAGCGCCTTCCAGATAAAGAAGTACATGAACCCAAAAGTAAATATCCTTTCAAGTATTTAGTATTTATATTAATGTTATTATTTGGTGTTTTTATATATTGGGTGAATAGAACAGGTAGTCCCGGGCCGCCCCAATACTAAATGATTGTACCGGGTTCAAGTGTAGTATTTTTAGGAATGATGATAATACCATCCTTAATCATATATCCTATATCTTCGGCATCCAGATTCTTAACATTATTCGTGTTAATAATATGACATCCCGAACCAATGCGAGCATTCTTATCGATGATAGCCTTCTTAATGATACAATCCGTTCCAATACCAATTGGGATACATCCGGGAAGGTCGTCACATTCTTCTGGCTCTTCGAAATGATCCGCTCCCATTATAATAGAATCGGTAATGATACAGTTTTCACCAATATAACTCCTAACACCGACTGTAGAATTTTCAATTTTGCTTTTGATAATCGTAGAACCATCACAAACAGATGAAGAAGTTACGGAACAATCGACCATCCTCGTAGGAGGAAGATGACGCCGTTTAGAATAAATTGGTGAAACGGAATCATAAAAATTAAAATCGGGCAATTTATTGTTACACTTTAAATTTGCGTTATAAAATGATTCAATGGTTCCAATGTCTTCCCAATAACCATCAAAAATATAAGAAGTGACATTATACCCACTGGATTGGGCGTCTGGTATAATTTCTGATCCAAAATCATTTGCGTGTGGCATCTCGTCCATTAATAGTCTCTTTGCGGCCCTGGCACTGAAGACATAAATACCCATAGACGCGAGATACGGTGGTTTAGAAGAACTAGTCTTGTTTTTCATTTCGAGTAATTCATCGCCTACTGGTTTTTCGGAGAATTGAATAATTCTTCCCTTTGAATCCACTTTCATTAACCCAAAGGAAGATGCACGCTCTTCCCCTACATACGTAGCACATACAGTAATGTCAGCTTCTGTCAAACGATGATGATATATCAATGGTTTGTAATCCATGCGATACAGATGATCACCGGCCAATATGATATACTCGTCACAACCAGTCTCTTCAAAGATCCAATGATATTGACGAACGGCATCGGCTGTACCCCTGAACCAGGACTCGTTCGAGGGACTTTGTTGTGCTGCCAATACTTCAACAAACCCCTTGCTCAGAAATGACCCGATATTAGTATCATAGGCTTGATTTAAATGGCGTGTAAGTGACAACGAATTAAATTGTGTAAGACAATACATTTTAGTGATGTCACTATTTATACAGTTGCTTACTGGAATATCAATCAGACGATAATTCCCAGCTAATGGAACTGCTGGCTTTGATCGGTTTTTGGTGAGAGGGTATAAACGAGAACCCACACCACCACCCAATATAATACCAAGTACGTTATCCATTGAAGAATATTGTTCATAGTATTCGGAATCCGTTTGAATATAAGGTGCGAGAACTTCAGCAACAGCCTTTTGGAGTGCTATACTACTGGAATTGGATGTATTCCAGACTTTATTATGTCTTTCGAGGGACTCCTTGAATTCAATACCAACGTTATTACGTCGTTTTGGGGGAAAATCTCTCTTTTTGGAATTTCTGTGGCTCTTGCGTCTTGAGGGTATATCCCGACGCGATCCGGAAATCGTGGAGCAAGATGCTTTCATTAATTGATATAAAAGTGAATCGTTTATATTAGTTAATGAGTAACGAAGTCCTGGGTCTGTTTAACCCAACGGATGGATTCCCTGACAGGAAAACAATCGAAAGGACATTGAAAAACCATAACATAAAAATAAATGAATATACTGTAGCTGAAACAGAATTTGAATTATTTATAAATTCTCCTGTGAATAAAAAGTTACAAATTATGAATGAAATTAAGAAGAGGTGGAAGCAGCAGCTTTCTTAGTCGTAGTCTTCTTCGTGGTAGTTTTCGTAGTGGCCTTCTTTGCGGCCGGCTTGGCCTTGGGCTTTGCTTCAACCGGTGCCGGTTCTTCCTTAACCGGTTCTTCCACCTTGACCGGTTCTTCCACCTTGACCGGTTCCGCCTTGACAGGGGCGGGCGCCGGAGACGCCTTTGCGCAACAATCACAGGAATCAACGATTTTCAAAAGGAGGGTATAGAGTCGTGTCTTATCAAGACGAACACGGGTAAGCTCTTCAAGAATTTCTCGTCTGATGTCGGACATTGTAATATACATAAAAGCAAGATTATCTTTATACTAAATGATATTCATTGGACCAACACTGAGAAGTGGCATAGGTCAGCACTGTAGTAAGTATTGTAATGTTTTCCCTGGATCAAAGTATTATCACTTTGGGGAAGAAGTTCCGGAATGTGAAAGTGGTCTGGTATTTATTATACCGACCAAACCCACTCTGGATTTAATCCCATATTTGAAAAGTCGTGTCAAGAACCTCTCCTGTATGACTGTATGTGAGACGAAAACAGTACATGAAGACTATGGTAAAATATGTGACGAATTTGAAACAATTTACGTCCCGAGTCAATTCTGTAAAGATGTACTCTCGGAACAGTTCCCAAAAAACAATTTTATCACTTTACATGCTCATATACCTAGTCCCAAAAAATTTAAACCATATACCTTTTATCATATTGGGAATATAGCGGATAATCGAAAAAATTTTAAAGGTATTTTAACCGCTTTTATGCGAGTAAAACAAGAAATGCCAAATGTCCGGTTAATCGTAAAGGCTACGTGTAATCAAGACGTCGAAATTCCGTTACCGGGCGTAAAGGTCATAAATGGACTTGTTTCTGATGATGAAATGGAAGATATTCATACAATCTCGGATTGTTATGTAAGCTTTTCATCGTCAGAAGGGGTGGGTATGGGCGCAGTAGAGGCGGCACTTCGTAATAAGCCATTGATTATTACAAATTTCGGGGGAGCTCCTGAATACATCAAAACTCCATATACAATTGAGTGCGAACCCGGATTCTTAGAAGAAGATGATTTTCTTTTCAAAAAGGGTATGGAATGGGGAAAACCTAATTTTGACCAACTCGTGACATACATGTCTGATGCGGTCATGAGAAATCTTAAGGTAATGGATCATTCACATACTAAACGACTCGTTAGTAAGGAATCTATACTAAAGGAATTTGTCACTTATATGATTTGAGGCGAGTATGACAACCCCAACTAATATGGTTCCTGATGCGACATTTCCTTTCTGGGTTATAAGATACGCGACAATATCATCGATAAATCTAATTCCGCTGGGTTTTGTTATATATTTAGGGATAGAAACGCTTAACAATATGTACAATACCATTGATATAATTACAGGTCTAAGGGTATCTTGGTCTAACATTCTTTAGATTAAGTAGTTATTTTAATTTCATCGACCATTTTACAGAGGTCATCAACACTCCCGTCTGTAACAGATTTATTATCGATTTTGATACCCTTCATCATGTTCGCCAAGCCATCGATATCTTCTGTAGGAACCTTATGCTTTCTACAAAAGTCTCCGCACACGGCTCTGTAGCTACACCTTTTACCAGCCATAGTAGTGGCCGCACATATCTTGTGAGAATTTCGCTTTTCTCGTGGTTCTTCAATGACAGGATCGATAACGATAATTCCACGCTGAGCTTTCGCTTTTCTTATAGCTTCGTGTCTCTGTTTCAGTCGCCATTCAGCATCGGCGAGTCGGACACATCGCTCATCCGGTTCAATAACATTGTAAAATTTAATGGTTTGCATAAGAAGCGCATACCAGCAGCTATCGCGTATAACTTCCATGGCTTATTTTTCAGAAATCTGAAAAAAATGAGATGTTATTTTTTACTTAGGAGTTATAGATCTGCCTGTCCGGCTATAGTTGATAAATACAAATCAACTTCTCCCGCAAATTGGGGGCATTTTTCTGTAGTTCTTTTAGTTACCATATCTTGAACATTTACTATGTGTTCTTTGAATGTAACCACATCCACACCGGTTGCGGTGTGTATTTCGGAGTCTGTGGCTATATCCGTTGCCGCATACATATATGCCGCGGCATAATTCGCATGTAACACAGCTATAAGAGGTGCCGCGTCTTGTTGGGCGGCAGTTGCATACCTCGCAGACTGACGTATGAGGGTCTCCAGAGACTTCTTATTACTCCGACGTGTATTGTTTCTGTTCAAAAAAAGAACCAAAATAACTAAAAGTGCTATAAAGTAAAGCATCGTCGTATACATAAGTATGCCAAAATTATCCTGGAGACATGAATGTTATGTGTGTCAGTCACCACTCGATATAACAATTAAACCAGATACAGACGAACAATACGAATTATTATACAAGTATAGACACATAAGACCCTTATTCTTGTTAAATAATGTATCTCGAATTAAGTTATTTGGGTTAAAGGCAAGAAGGGTGTGTAGGTGCTGTTTTGTAAATCCCCCTAAAATAAACATAAGGCAAATAATGGGACGTGAAACTGGAATTATTAAAAATTTATATATACCCAACTTGACAAAAACAAAGGAGGAAGTTGAAAATTGGTTTAGTAGCTACTATGGTATGGCTAGGAGATATCGGGCGGATGATATATGATCTAAAAAAACCTAAGTAAAGAATTGTGTCTATAAATTTTCAAGAGAAATGAAGGAAAGCATTCAAAAACTTTCCCATATAGAGCATATATTAAAGAGACCAGACTCATATGTTGGTCCGGTTGAAGTAACGCCGGAAACCTACTGGCTTATTGATAAATATGGAAAAAAGTTTGAAAAAAGGGATATTAAATATTCCCCCGCTCTTCTCAAGATTTTCGATGAAATACTCGTGAATGCGGTTGACAGAAATTCACTCCACCCAAAACAGGTGACGAGTATAAATGTCTCCATTGATAAAGATTCCGGAAAAATCACAATCGAAAACAACGGTCCCCTTGGTGGTGTGTCTATCAAGATGCACAAAAAGGAGCAACTATGGAATCCAGAACTCACGTTTGGGCATCTTCTCACGAGTACCAACTACGATGACTCAAAAAAGAGAATAGTGGGTGGGAGAAACGGATACGGAGCAAAACTCACGAACGTATATTCATCAGAATTTTCCATAGAAATTAAAGATCATGAAAACAAGATGTGTTATTCACAAATATGGAAAGATAATATGACTGTATGTGTTCCACCCGCTATGAAAAAATATAACGGTAGCAAGTCTTCAGTATCTGTATCATTTATACCAGATTGGAGAAGATTCGGAATGAAACAGATGGACAATACGATATTCAGAATATTTCACAAAAGAGTGTATGATGCGAATATTTGTACTACTCCGAACTGTAAGGTAAAATTTCAAGACGAACCATTACCCAAAATGAATCTTGAATCCTACGCGAAGATGTATGAAGGTGTGGAGTCTCTTGCCAGTGTGACTACGGACCGTTGGTCAGTGTGTATCGGACCATCTGATAACAACCTTGAACAGGTTTCGTTTGTTAATGGTATTTGTACAAACAAGGGAGGGAGTCACGTGGATCATGTGACATCCTTTTTGGCGTCGGGTATCATTGATGAATTATCAAAGAAAATCAAACTAAAGCCTCAACAAGTGAAAAATACATTCAATGTTTTTGTAAAGGCTACCCTTGAAAATCCTACATTCAGTAGTCAGGTTAAATCCGAATGTACATCAAAATCGCAAGAGTTTGGAAGTAAATTTGAACCACCGAAAAATTTTATCAAGAATGTACTCAAGACTGGAATTCAAGATGAACTCCTGGCATTGTCAAAATTCAAGGAAATGAAGGAACTCAAAAAGACGGACGGTTCAAGAAAATCAAAAATCACTGGCATCCCAAAACTAGATGACGCAAATAAGGCAGGTACGGCACAGTCTGGGAAATGTACTCTCATCGTGACAGAGGGTGATTCGGCGAAGACTTTGGCGGTTGCGGGGCTTTCGGTCGTTGGTAGGGATCATTATGGCGTTTTTCCACTTCGTGGTAAATGTAAGAATGTCAGGGATGCTTCCGTAACACAGCTTACGTCAAATCAGGAGTTCAATGATCTCAAGAAGATTTTAGGTCTCCAACAAGGCAAAGAATATACAGATGTTTCTGATCTTCGGTATGGTCGCCTAATGATCATGACAGACGCCGATAACGATGGGTCACATATCAAAGGTCTGATTTTAAACATGATACATCATTTCTGGCCAAGTCTTTTGAAACTGAACTTTGTTGTGAGTATGGTTACGCCTATCATTAAGGCGACAAAGGGGTCGGAAACGAAATCATTCTATACAGATTCTTCGTTTAGAATGTGGTACGGAAATGGAAAACCCGGATGGAAGATTAAATATTACAAGGGTCTGGGTACATCCACTTCAAAAGAAGCAAGAGAATATTTCAAACAAATTCAACAACTCACGGTGAAATTTGAAATGGATAAAATGTCGGATGAATCTATTATTCTGGCTTTTGACAAAAAGAAGGCTGACGCAAGAAAGGAATGGCTTTTAAGAAATACCGCAAAGAATCCAAATGAATTGGAAGTCCCGTATGGTTCTATTAAATCGCTTGGAATTACAAATTTCATACACAAAGACCTGGTCAATTTTAGTCTCGCAGACCTGAAAAGATCCATTGCTCACGTTGCGGATGGGTTAAAACCATCACAACGCAAAGTTATATATTCTTGTTTCAAAAAGAATCTCAAAGATGAGATGAAAGTTGCACAACTGGCTGCATACGTCGCAGAAACATCCGCATATCATCACGGGGAGGTGTCATTGGCTGATACAATTGTGAAATTGGCAAATGATTACATGGGTAGTAATAATATCAATCTCCTCGAACCGTGTGGTCAATTCGGTACGAGATTGATGGGTGGAAAGGATGCGAGTCAAACGAGGTATATTTTCACTAAACTTACAAAAGAAGCAAGAAAACTGTTTGATCACAGAGACGATGCTGTCCTCACATATTTGGATGACGATGGGAGAATGATTGAACCGAATTACTATATGCCTACCCTCCCAATGATACTCATCAATGGTTCTGAAGGTATCGGGACTGGATTTTCTAGCTTTATTCCGCCATTCAATCCGGCTGATATCAAAAACAATATCCTCCGAGTTCTTGACAAAAACCCAATCGTCCCCATGAAACCGTGGTATAGGGGATTCAAAGGTACTATTACACGAGAGGGTAACGAGGGTGCTTGGATCGCCGAAGGTATATGGAAGGATATGGGATCCAAAATTAAAGTAATTGAACTCCCGCCGGGAAGATGGACACAAGATTACAAGGAACACCTTGACACTCTCGTTGAGAAGAAGACAATCGCTTCATATACAAATAACAGTACAACCGAAAATGTTGATTTTGACATTGTTGGTTATACGGGTAACGATCCAGTCAAAGATTTAAAATTGAGACGGTCATTAAACTCTTCAAATATGCATCTGTTTCACCCAACAAAGGGAATATATAAATATAAGAGTCCGGAAGAAATCCTTATTGATTTCATTGAATTGCGAATGAAACACTACAACGCAAGAAAATCTCATCTTATTGACGTATTGGAAAAGAGGGCGACATTATGTAGCCACAAATCCAAATTCGTTTTGATGGTTATAGATGGAGAATTGATTGTTTTCAGAAGAAAAAAACTGGATCTTGAACGACAACTCTCACAAATCTTCCCCAAAATAGACGGAAATTACGATTATCTACTGAATATCAAGACTGTTCAATACACAGAAGAGTCTGTGAAATCGCTCATCCAGGAATCCAATGAAGCTAGACGCCAGTTGGAAATTATGAAACAAACATCTCCCATAGATATGTGGAAATTAGATATTAAAAATATGTAAGCAATAAGTAGTATGTGCGACATAAACGGTGCCAGCACCGGAGCCATGATATGCCTTCACGCAATAGGAAAGCAAGATGAACACCTCATATCAAACGATGATAAGGCGAGGTCTTTATTTACCTATAAAGAGAAACGACATTCGAATTTTTCAAAATATCATCGAACCACCCCCGTCATTAATCCAGGAGGAAAAGCGTCGTGGCCATTTGGTGAAACCATAAAGGTTACCATGAACCCACAAAACATGGGAGATTTATTGAGTAATATGTATATTTCAATAAAAATGCCAAAAATAGACGGTGCTCCCGGGAATGGTCAGAATTATGCCGACCAATTGGGAAGACATCTATTCAAATCGATAACCATGAGGGTTGATGAATTGGAATTGGAAACTATATATGACGATTGGATGATACTATATGACGAGTTGTATATGGAAATGTCCGAAAAGATCACAAATAAGATACTGATTAACCGGGGCATTCCGTATGATGGTGCCGTGGATAACGGTGCTTATGCGCAGTATGATACCGATCTCATCATACCCCTCCCGTTCTTCTTTTCAAGAAAATATTCGGGTGATGAATATGACACAAACCAACCAAATAGACCCTACTTCCCACTTTGTGCAATTCATAAACAAAAGCTTGAATTTACATTCGTGTTACATCCCCAAACCTTCTTCACGGACTCATCTACGACTATCTCAGTCCCGGAATTTGACATAATAACGGAGGAATTAACAATAGCCCCGGAGGAAAGAATTTATTACATGAAAGAAGCGACACAGTTAATAACCGACGTCGTGAAGAAACACCCGACAATGGAAACGGAGGTTGGAAAAGACCAAGTCAAACTACAATTGGTTCCGAATATACCTGTAAAATGTATTCATTGGTTTCTGAGAAACAAAGATTTTGAAAACGTGGAAGTCGCACAGGGACCGGGAGTGGATTCCAGTTACCTGGCAAGTTATGAGATACCAGGTTCGGTGAGTGCCGATTACCATTACTTTCAAAATAGATTCAATTTCGGATCTATACTTGACTTTGATCAGTTGTATTCGTTCTTTTATCCGGTGATGGATAAAGCAAAATTTTATATCAATGGGCAAGACACCCCAAACATAACAGACGCAAATCACTCTTATTACAAGTACTTGACTACAATAAGGGCTAGATTATCTCGTCCATACAGAAATGTCTATACATATAGCTTCTCGATGTATCCAATGAATGTGAAACCATCGGGAAGCTTAGATTTTTCGCAACTAAAATCTGACAAAACTAATCTGGAAATTAATCTCAAATCCGGTTTAACAGATACTTACACACTACACTTATATTACACTGGCTATCAAACGTTTAAATTTTCGGGTGGGTTTATTTCTCTCGCTTATTAAATAGCGTATCTTTATTGTTTGAAATGTAATCGATCACTTTATTTTTTATACACCATTTGATGAAATTGAGTTGGGCAACCGTAGTACTAATTTCATCATCTGTCCCCGGTATCGTATATGATATCTTTTCCGAACGACAAAATGGGTCAAATAACTTTTTACTATAACCATCAAGCGTACTTTTATATGCGCAATGAACTGTAAATAATTTACCATTGCTTGTCGTATATGTCAGGTTATGTTTTTTAGCGTAATTAGTGATAAACCATTCCAAATTACGCAATGAAATACCACTAGATTTATCGAGTATAGATTTCAACATAGCTTTATTCTCGGTGTCGTCATAAAAATGATTAATTGATGTTAGTAGAATATCCGATTTACTCATTACTATACTATGTTATCCAAATCTATAAGTTCATTACGACTGGACGAAGGTCGGGATTGTGTGATATTTTTTGACGCAATACAAGCCGGGCAGTCATCCATATATTGTATTGACATGTCATGCGTGTGCGCAAATTTTGATTCTACAATAACTGGACAAATTTTCTTTTTCTGGTTGAGGTGAAACCCGCAATAACCCCCATTCTTGCCCAGTCGGCTACAACGAGCTCCACCTTTAATAACGCCCCGACATCTTCCCTTACTAAAATGTGAATCGGATACACTTTCTGGTAAGTCACGCAAAAGAACTTCTATATCAATCCCGCGGTGAGTACTCGAAATTTTCTCCACCCACACCGAGAGAATTTCTGTGACTCTTCTATCAACCTCTTTATTGAATAACTCCTCTAGTTCCGGTGATGTCATTCCTTACTATTACTTTGTTCGTAGTTTTTAAATAACATTGCGATACTTGAACTATTATTTTCCTTCTTGGCGCGTGCCTCCTTTAGACGTTCCTTTAGTACCGCAGAGGTGCCGGTTGAATCTATATTAAATTGCTTGCATTCTTCAATTAAATCATCCTTTTTCATAGAACTAAGTGATGGATATTCACTGCGCTTCCGTGCCTTTTTGGGAGGTTTATGCTTGTTTATAATCTCACCGAAAATTTCTTGTTTGGCGTCCTCATACAATGGATCAAGTAAGTCTGAAACCGGATTCAAAAATTTATTTTCGAAATAGTAATGATAGTTTATAGGGATATTGTTATCCGCTGCGTATTTTGGATCTTCGGACATCTCAAATGCCTTCGCGCGAGGATCTCCCGTTTTAATAAGAATAAAAGGTACTCTATCCCCACTTTGTGGCTCGCTTCCGGGTTTTCTATCTCTCATCTTACGAACAACCTGTACGTGGGATTGATTCATTTCGTTTATATACTCACTATTGACAGACCTAGAAACACCCTTAACCTTATAACTGTCTGCCAACGTTTGCGAAAGGACTAGTTTGTCGTTTGGAACATCGCCCGATAATAACTCAATCGCTCGCTGTCTTGCCAATTCTTTAGGTGGTACTGTATCATTTGAATTGAGAATGAGATCGAACAATTCCTTACACACCTCACGAAGATGCATTGTATTATTACGCCGAATAACTTGTAATCCCTTAATATCAATATAATCCATGTTCATTTTACCATCTTTGTGTTGAGTCCATAACTTTGCGGCATATCGTTTTTTAGAGTAGAGAAAGAATGGCCAATATACCTTCTCAAGTTCAAGATTATTTGGAGCCTTGAAAAGGGAACTACATTCCTCGGCGGCTCTTTCTCCGATTTTCCAACTATATTCTACGGCTTCAACTCCCTTGCGATCGCCTACGTCAAATTCAACCATTACAGAGTCCGTATCTCCATACCTTACCTTTGAACCCGGGAAATTAGCCTCTACATAATTCTTTGTTTCCTCAATCATGCTTCTACCCTTACAAGTAACCGTAGATGCGATAGGGACACACGGAAGCATTCCCTTACTTACGCCCGTAAAACCATATACAGAGTTCATACTAATTTTGTAGGCCAACTGTTTGCCGTTATACATTTCTTTTAATGATCCAGTAGATGCAGCCATATCTTTCTTTGCCTGCTTCCTGAATTGTTTCAATTCAACAAGAATACTTGGTAAAAGACTTGGGACACCTTGTGCGAACTTATATTTTTTATCTCCAACTTCAAATTCCTCGTATGTAATGCCCGGGATGTTACCATAGTTCTTTTCGTCCATGACATACGAAGAATAACATAGGTTATGAGCACACATTATACTGGGATATAGCGCTTCGAAATCGAGAGCAGTAATCGGATTATAATAAGCTCCTTTCACAGCTTCCAGGACGGTAGCCCCGACATAACCATCTTCAGATATAACACCATATTTGATAGTCGGTACCATAAAACCCATCTCCCTCGCCTTCTTACACAGCTGACTAAATACCTTGATTTGTTGCCCCCTCTCACACAAAAACGTCAGGGGAACCCACGTGGCCTTTGCCATCTCTAGAAGATTGACGAGAGTACATAATTTGGTTAAAAGGCGGTGAGGAAGTAATGTATCCTTAATACAATACTCAGCAACCTCTCGAAGCTTTACCGGATCTTCTTCTTTGTATCTCTTGAACATTTCCTTTGCGGGCATATCAATTTTTTGATCGCCCAAAAACTCCTTACTTACAGAATCCAACTTATAACTATCCAATTTATACCCCTTTTTTACCTCTTGAAATAAATCAAAAATAAATCTTCCCGGCATAGGAAGCAGTTTCAGTTCATTGTCCCCCAAAGCACTCGATGACAATTTCTTATATACCATTTCACACTCGTGATCCTTGAGTTTTCCCAAATTGAAAAAGTCTAGATTACACTTAACTAACTGAGCTCGTTGATAAATATATTCCATATCAAATCCGAACACATTCCAACCCAAAATAATATCAACATCCATTTTATGAATATATTTGGCAAATGCTTCCAACATTTCACGTTCAGTGGAATAACTGAAAATATTACACCCATCAAGGTTTGGATCTGTGTTTTTGTAACAAAAACATGTTTTATCGTATGGTTCATCGGAACCAAATTTACATAAGGATACAGCGATTTGAAAACAAGCATCTCCTTCGGTAGTCGCACAGGGAAACTTACCTGTAGAACTATTCGCCTCAATATCAAGCGAACCAACAACAAACGGAGCTGTATTTGTCTTTTCAACGGGTTTTAACGTTTTCCAATCGTTACAGAATAAATCAATATCCACAGTAGCGAGATGAGATCTAACACAGGATGAACCCGTATCGAGCCATCCAGTAGATTCAATGCCGGTTCGATGCATTAACCGCAGAACGGGGTCTAAATTCGATTCATACACTTTATAGTTTTTAAAGTCATTATTATACATAAACAATGAATTGATTTTTCGTCTAGATGTAACGCTATTAAAATTCAAATGCATGAATGCGAACTTTTCATTATTCTGAAATCCCCATACATCCTTCTTTTTCGTAAGACTATAACTCACCAGGCAGCCGGGTCTCTGTGTGTTGAGATTATTATATAGCCGCTGAACATCTTGCTCCGATGTATTCTTGGGAAGTTTAACAAAAAAGTACGGCGCAAAGCTTGTTGTCAGGCAAACCGACTTTCCGTCCTCCGTTTTTCCGAAAATACTGATAAGATGTTCATCACATTCTTCCGTATCTCGTGCTTCCCAGGTGAGAGCTTGAAACACAACCATTTCTTGTGTATCAATCGAGCTAAATTTTTAATATACATTATTAGTAAATGTCAGCTGCGTTGATTGATCTTGTAAGTGTCGGTGTTCAAGATGCCTATATAACAGGCGAGCCTCAGGTCTCATTTTTTCGACAAAATTTTAAACGTCATACAAATTTCGCCATAAAGCCCGAGCGTATGGACTACATCGGTACGTTCGGATCTAACAACGAGGTTACTATTCCGATCCGTTCCAAGGGAGATTTACTCTCTTATTTGTGGATCGAAGCCCAAAGCATCAGCAATGTCCAAACAAACAATGATGGGTTGTTCTCCAACACCGCATCTGAACCCACGGAATTCAGTTTGCACATAGGAGGTCAGGAAGTCGCCCGCCTCGACTCTTTGTACATCCAGGGGGTTCATAATGTTTTGTACAGAGAAAACGGTGCCCGTGCCTCTTGTGCCGTCACTACCAACGAAGTCCCGGGTAACGCCCGGGGTACCGCGGTTGAACCGAGTGCCGATTACTACATGATACCGTTCTTCTTTGCCGAAGATTTCACGAAGTGTCTCCCCTTGTGTGGTCTCGCGTACCATGAAGTCGAAGTTCGTGTCAAGTGCCGCGATGGATTTACACCAGCGGAAACACCCAAGGTGTATGGTATGTATGTGTATTTAGATTCCGATGAACGTAAATATTTCACGGATCAGGAACAGGAGATATTGATTACACAAACTCAATACCAAATAACTTCCAATACGGCCACGGAGGTGGATTTAACGTATTTCAATCACCCGACGAAGGCGGTTCACTTGGTCTCGGGACAGTCCGCCGGTGCGGCGTGGCAAACCGAGTATTCGTTCGATGATTCTACGTTGTACATCAACGGTACGCCCCTCTTTGAAAACACCAGCAAAACTTTCCACCACAATGTCGTCCCCGAAATGCACACGAGTTCGATCCCGAGTGCTGTATTGGATACGGCACCGCTCTATACGTGGCCGTTTGGATTAACTTTAAATAAATCGCAACCGAGTGGTACACTAAATTTCTCTCGTATCGATAACGCTAAATTGGCTATCAGAAACCCGGTCGGTGGAGGTTCGCCGCAAATACGCTGTTACGCTGTGAATTATAACATTTTACGCATAAAGGACGGCCTCGGTGGCGTTGCGTTTGGAAGCTAATAACTATATTACACAAAAAAATAAACTAAAAATTTTATAACTTGGTAATCACAATATATAAAATTTTTAATGTGAGGTATTTATAAGTATCGATGCCAATTTCACGAACCGATCGCGAACGAAGAATGCGTACTCAAAACGAAACCGAGGCACGACGACAAAGAGAGAGAACGCGACGACTCAACCAGAGACGGGGACTTGTCTCCAGACCACCAAATAGCAATCTCTCAAATAATTCAAATTCAAATAATAATAACAAAAATAGCCCATCTAATTCTAACACCAGGAATAAGAACGTCGCGACGTGGTACAACAAGGAATTCACCCCGGTAGCCAAAAAAAATATTAAACCCAAGAAACGTGTGTATATTAGTACGAATGTTGGGAATAACGGTAAAATCAAGACCGTATTTAATAAACGCGGTTTAAAAACATATATACGCAAAGTTAGGGATAGTTTCCAAAAGGCCATGAGTCCCGTAACCCGAAAGACCATATCCGGAAAAAATATTAAACCATATACGTCAAAAAAGAAAAATTAATCACACTCCAGTAGATCCGAATCCACCTTCACCTCTGTGGGTTTCTTCCAACAAGCCAACTTCCTCAACTTCGGGCATCTCGTGCCTTTCCAACACGAGCTGTGCGATTCTGTCTCCCTTTTTGACTTCAAAGGACTCTGAACCTTGGTTGAATAAAACGACCTTGAGTTCTCCTCTGTAGTCTCTATCGATGACTCCAGCTCCGACAGATATTCCTGATCGCACGGCGAGTCCCGAACGTGGCGCAACGCGTCCATAGACGCCCTCTGGCATTTCAATCGCAATACCCGTCTCGACAATAGCTCTTTGACTTTCGAATATACGCAGATCACTTGTACTATATAAGTCGTAACCAGCAGCCAAAGGAGACCCTCTTGTAGGTATAATAGCATCATATTTCAATTTCTTAACTCTGAGGGTACTCATCTATAGATAATATGTCACTAATCTTTAAATAATATTTTTCTCAATTTATATAAAAACATGTCGTTGATTCAGGAAAAAGCTCCTTTCATGGCAAAAGTGTTTGGTAACTTAATCTTTCAGGGAACAGTCGCATATGTCACGGCACAACGAATTATAGATAGTCCGCAGTTCAGTGACCACGTTGCGAAAAATATGCTCATGTATTTGATTTTATTTTTCTGTACATTAATTCCTCTTATTTTTATAAAATTAAAACTTCCCTATAAATTCGCACTCTTCACTCTGTTGTCCTTCTTCATGGGCGTTTTAACATCCAGAAATCTTAACGCGAAAGAAGCGCTCACGGATGCCATAGGAATATTCATTCTCATGTTTGTTCTTGGTGCCATTACAATCAAAATGGGTTGGAATTTGAGACCAATTGGCCTTATGTTGTTTGGAGCAATTTTGGCTATGCTTTTTTATAGCATATTTGCCGAGAAGAAGTCTAAAAACTTCTATAAAATTGGTGTGGGTTTAATGGCATTATTTATGGTATATGACACAAATAACATATTACAACGAAACTATGATGGCGATTTCATAGATGCCTCCTTTGATTATTTCACTGATATATTCAACATGGCAAGCTACCTCGCAAATGTCGAAGAAGAATAAAGATTTGCATATAATATAGTACATGACCAAGATTATATCAGCATACCAGCTACACGCAAAGTCACTTGATCTTTCGACCGAATCTAGACTCAGAACACCAAAACGCCCCAGACCTAAAGATTGTTGTGTAAATTGCAAAGGTCATAACGTCATCAGAATAAAATGCCTAAAAGAACTTGAAGAAGACTTTACATTGATAGACTGCCGAAGATGTACTATCGGAATTTCACGAGTAGTTCGTAAATATCCCAATAAAGCCTGGGAAGAAAGCTGGAATAAATTCAATTAAAAATAAAAACATTATCAATAATAGATGCTTTCCGGGAGATATTCACTTTCGCTGCAACCATTTAAAAAAACTATTCGCGCACAAAATAATGACGAATATGTTAAGTTGAAAAGAAAATTGACGCAAACAACAGCAATTTATGGTACATCCTTGACTATGTCTTATTTTATAGGTCAGGGTATGGAAGCGGGAATATCGTATGGCGTGGGACTGGGAACATCACTGGCGTACCTAGATACGTTGTATTCCAAGGTAGATAACATAGAAAAGGGAACCATGGAAATGCCCATTTTATTCCCAATTTGTTTAGCTATGGGTGAAGGCATATGGAATCATACACCGATCCCATTTGAATTTGACTATGGAGCGACATTATTTGGGTTTCTTACATATAAAATTGCATTATTAAGTATTCTATACGATAATATTCGCGAAATGTTACTAGAGCAAGATAATGAATGATTTAAAAATATTTTATTAAAATAACATGTATATTTTTAATAAAATATTCAGCGGAGGTTTTATTAGTCAAGTATGGAATGATATAAAGATCAAACGAACATTAAGCTACCTGTGGGGTGAATAAAACCCTGACATGGGATCCCGAATATATTTAAGTGCTATGGTAATGTTTGGAAATGTCCAAGCCCCAAATTTGACACGGCCACTACTTGGATAATAGTACCCATCTAAATTTCCAAAAGTAGCCTTATGTCGAATACCCATATAAAAAAAACAATATTATTTTAATAAAAGATGAGTGTTAGTGTGATTATTGGAAATATGTTTTCCGGTAAAACATCTGAACTGATACGAAGACTTAAGCGTTATAAAGTCATTGGGAAACGAGTACTGGTAGTCAATTGTTCAAAAGACACCCGTTCTCCTGAACAAGTATTAAAAACGCACGACGGGATAACATTTGAGTGTATAAAAACGAAAACACTCGATGAAATTATAAATGAACCTTCGTTCATAGATGCGGAAATTATAGCCGTAGATGAAGCACAATTCTTTGCGGATCTCAGGAAATTTTGTGAGTTGTGCCTCCATAAAAACAAGTCTGTGTTATTGGCCGGCTTAGACGGCGACTACAGACAACGAAAATTTGGAACCCTCATAGACTGTATCCCAATCGCAGACGAAGTTGTAAAATTATCCGCGTTGTGCATGGATTGTATGGACGGAACACCCGGACCATTTACAAAACGAACCATTGACTCAGACGAACTTGAACTCATCGGGGACAGGGACATATATAAATCAGTATGTAGGAAGCATTTATTTCTCATGTAATAATACTATAAATGTCGTCGGGTGCCGAAATAATCGAAGTTCCCAAGAAGGAAGAAGAGGAAAAGAAAACATTTGACCTCAGTGTGTTAAAACCGAAACCGGGTGCGGTTCGAGTTGTCATTTTTGCCGTCATTGTCATGGCAATCTTATCTATGTCCGGAAGAAAGGCGAGAAGCCCCAAGATGGTGTTAAGTGTCTTTGCCGTCATTTTAGGATTGATGCACATGTATGACCATATTTTCCTTATCCAACGCAAAGAAGAAAAATACTGTGACAAGTGTGGCAAGTAAATATCACTGATAAAAGTCTATATGTTTATCAGCTGAATCTTCTATCTCGCATACACGTTCCCAGGCTAATTTACAACCTATACAATGAATGTCATCCTTACATTCCTCTCGTGCATCATCGATTGCGTCCGAAAGAACCAATCTATAACGCACCTGATGAATATGAGAATCTAGAGTACTGAACATATCCCTGGCAGGAGTCTCGTATAAAGTTTCTAATGCCATTCGCGTAATGATAGACTCTTTTTCAGATAATGAATACCCCTGATCAATTCGTCTATGTTCAGACACTCGCCTAATTACGTTTCTATGAATAAGAGGTTTTGTATTAATCATAGAATAACGAACCATTGCTACTTAATATTTAATGATATTTTTTAATTAGATTTATTAGAAGAAATTATCAGTCCTATACATTTTGGTTTGGTATGTGCCATCCTTAGAAACAACGGAAACGGTCTCACCTCCATAAAACTCCGGGCAACCAATATCTTCTGTACATTCCCTGCCATTATGGACGAGGGGTAATGAATAGATTTGATTTCCTGGTGTGGTCGTATAATAATGATATCTATCCCGCCTGTTTCGAACTTCCTTGCCATATAATGGCAATGCCTCTTCATCGTTACCAATTAATAAACCCATTTGTTGTGTTCGTCCGGGTTTATACTTCTTAATGGGAGCATTTCTAAATTCCGGTTGGCGTCTGTCCTCCGTTATGGAATTGACAATTATGGGCTGATGGGGTCTTCTCGCGGGAAGACGAATGACACGGGGATTCGTTAGAAGTAATATAATCACAACCAACAAACCGACAATGAGGAGAGAGTACCGAGTGTTCTTCTTCATTTACTTACTACTGGGAATATTATTTCAAGAAGGATTCGATTTCTTCTGATCACGATACACACCCACCATGAGTCGTATCGTTACCGCCAAAAAGGAAATTGTCCAAAACAACCAGAGTTTCGATTCTTTATTCATACTTACATTTAACGAATATTATTTATACATTCATTTTTGAAATACGACGAGCCATATAAAGAATCAATATGAACATGATGATGTTGAATAAAGTAACACATACAAGGTATGGAAAAATTTTCCGCCTTAAAGGTTCGACGACACGTTCTTGTAGTGCGGAATTTTTCGTAACAATATCTATTGCCTGATTAGTAAGATCATCAATGGACTGCTTCATTAAAATAACACCACAAAAAAATCAGGAAAATAAAACCACGATACACAAAAAGGAATTTAAAATATTTCAGGAGCATCTCAAATCAAATACAAATGTAATCATATGTGGAAATGTAGGAAGTGGTAAGACACATTTTTTAAATTGTATTCTTGATGAACAGAATAGTATAGAAATAACACACGAAAACATATCAAATAAAAGTACGTTTTTAGATTGTGTTAGAGGGTCATCAAAACATTTATTTATAGATGATTACGACCCCACATATTACCCGTATAAGAATATATTTCAAAGTATATGCGACGGGGAAAGATATACCAACGGATCTCATATAATATCTACCAATCAGTTCTATCTGGGGGTACCAAACTTTGAAGTCATTTATCTACCGGTTCCGACGATTAATAAACTATTGAGTATAAAATCTGGACCCGGGGGCAAGAAAGCGGCAGAAAAATCAAAGGGGAATATTCGTAATTTTTTATCATATATTAATGAAGAATCAGATGAAAAAGACGAGTTTAAAACACCAAAGGAATACATACACGATATACTTTGCGAAAAGACACATGAAACGATATTAGATAGCAAATTAACGGAACATGGTCACGTGGCGGATATATTCCAAGAAAATTATATAGATTCTAAAAATGTAGATTATTCAAGGGCGTCTATGTCTTTCTCGGATGCGGACATATATGACGCATCAATCTATGAAGGAAAATGGGAACTCATGCCATATTATGCATTATCGTCCGTTTCTATACCAAAATCATGCATGACAAAACCTCTCAAACGAGAAAATATTAGACCAGGTAGTTCATGGACAAAGTTTGGAAACATGAAAATGCGATACCAAAAAGTGAAGGCTATAAACTTCAGAACTAAGAGTATAGGATCGTCGGTCGGTGTAGAGGAACTGTGTCTGTTGAAAAAACACGCCGAACAGGGAAATATAGACATTCTCATGAAATACAATTTATTACCGGCAGATTTTGATGTTATGAACCATCTCGCAATTTCAAGCAAGTTAAAACAGAAACAAGTTACTCATATAAAAAAGTCCATGAAAAATGCCATCCAAGGACAGTGAAGAGACCGAAGATAAAAGTGATACGACGCAGGTCATAGGTAACGAAATATTGTTTTACGGTGAAGTATCCGTAGAAAATATACTAGAATTCATAGAAAAATTTAAAAAGCTCGAAATAGATTTACTTAAGAGATCTGCCGACCTCATAGATTATTCGCCGGTGATCCGACTTCACATCATGAGTGAAGGGGGTGATATATTTAGTGGAATGAATGCCATGAATGTAATAGAGAGGTCGAGAGTAAAAGTAATAACCATAGCACAAGGAGCATGTTGTAGCGCCGCAACGTTTATGTTGATGGGTGGTCACGAGAGAAGAATTGGACAAAATGCGTACGTACTCATTCATCAGCTGAGTACAGAGATATGGGGAAAATTTCATGAAATCAAAGATGAACTAAAATCGTGTAAAAAATTCATGAAATGCATAAAAGATCTTTTTATGGGTAAAACAGAAATCCCTGAAAAGAAATTTGACAAATTGATGAAGAAAGATTTATATTTAGACGCTAGAAAATGTATCAAGTATAAGATAGTTCACGCAATCGACTGATATGTGTATATCTAATATATAATCCTATTATACAAAATATAATAAAAATTATAGAAAGTGTATTCAAATTCATAGGCACTTCTGTGACTTCTGGAGGCCTAAGTCGTTCCATCCTTCCATAATTTACAACTGGAATCATAGTTACTTAAAATCAACAAATTAATTTTAAGAATGCAACGACTTATCAGAAAAAGCAAAAATGGTCAAGACCGATTTACGGATATTCGCGTTGAAGACAACGAAGATGGTACCGCATACATTGTAAAAACCTCTGGAATTGTGGGTGGTAAGGAAACAGTATCAAAAACGTTAGTAACTACGGGATACGAAAAGGCGATCGCCCGGGCAAAAACCATGTGGAAAAATGAAAAAATCAAATGTACTGCCGTTCTTCCAATGTTGGCAAATAAATGGGAAGAACGAAAGAATTATATCTCTATACCGTTCTATATTCAACCCAAAATTGACGGTGTCCGTCTTCTTGTGTCCAATAAGGGTGGTATCTCACGAACGGGGAAAATTGTACCTGGAACGGAGGTATGGGGGAAAGACCTCAAGGAAGGTGAATATTTGGACGGTGAATGTTACGTTGAAAACAAAACGTTTGAAGAAATTACGAGCCTCTTCAAAACCGACCCACTCGCCCTGAAATTTCATGTATTTGACTATTTTGATATCAATAGACCGGAATTGACGTTTGAAGAGAGATTACATATGGGTCACTGTACCGTCAAAACAATCCAGGTGCAAAAGAAGGCTGATCTTCGGAAACTCCACAAAGCTTTCGTTGAAGATGGATTTGAAGGAACCATGATCCGAGACAGAGAAAGTGTGTATGAACCGGGTAAAAGGAGCAACTATCTCCTCAAATATAAGGACTTTCAAACCGAAGAATATGAAATCGTTGGGTACAAGGTTGGTACGGGACGAGAGGAGGGTACCGCCGTGTGGGAATGTAAAGTGGGAGAACATACCTTCTACGCAAAGCCCGAGGGTACGATGGCCTACCGACGAAAATTACTCAAAAACAAAGATAAATATATGGGAAAAATGCTCACGGTTCGTTTCCAAAATTTATCCGCCTATGGTGTTCCTAGGTTTCCCGTCGGAATAGCAGTTAGAGATTACGAATGATATATTGTTATACTATGAATACAAAAATTGCCGTCGATATGGATGAAGTCCTCGTTAAATTTTTAAAACCAATGTCCGTATGGAAGGGTTACAAATTGCCAAACAAAATACACTATCCTTACGTCTATAGAGAAATATTCAATATACCCGAAGAAGAATCGGCAAAGATGGTTCGGGGATTTTATAACAGCGATGCTTTTAAAAATTTAAAACCCATTCCCGGATCACAATACGCAATGCTTTCCATCAGAAACACCGCGAAGAAAATGTATATAGTCACGGGAAGACACGACGTTTCGAGGGAAACGACCGAAAACTGGGTACATGAGTATTTTCCGGGTATTTTTGATGACGTCATCCTCACGAATAGTTATACACCAAATGAAGTTTCAAAAGTGGATATATGTCGGTCTCTCGCTATAAATTCTATTATCGATGATAATATCAATATATGTAATGATTGTATCAACAATGGGATAAAAGCTATAAATTTTATCGGTGATGGTACAGAAATATATCCGTGGTGTTGGAATCCAGAGTTTCCGGAAACAGATATGTTAAAAATGCAATATGGGTGGAAGAAATGGAAACCGTATGATATTTAATTATCCGCAGTGGTATGTACATGCGACCAAAGCCGCGGTATGCACAGCGTTCGACTCATCCGTTATCTGACCGTCGGCGGTGAGATATCTGATTTCGTACGCGGGCTCCGTCGCGCCTGATGGGTCGTCTTCCCATTGGATCTGGCCATGTTCATCCAAGACATCGATGTACTCATTACGCGTCTCTTCTTCATATCCGGGTAAAGGATTCATGGACTCTTTGCGAGATTTATAGTAAAACAAAGTTTCTGATGATAGAGTGAGTCCCGTCCGTTCAGACTCGTCCAATTTCGCATAATCGTCCAACGAAACATGAGCGATTGACATGACATTCGAATAACTCGCATAATACCTTGTCTGTGTATTCGCATCGAGCGCATTCCATTGCTCCGATGATAAAGTCGTCGTAATATTATCACGTATGTTTTCGTCATTATTTTTACGCAAGTATTCAACAGTATCATAACCATTCTTTTCCGGAACTTTTATATTTTCAGTTTTCTTATAGAACGAATGTTCTTTGGAAAATCGGTACGGGTCATCGAGTTCATTGTACCGTTCCTCCGTGATGGGATAAAGGGTTGTTTTGATGTAATAAGTAACAGTAGATAATTTCTGAACGACTCGCCGCTTCGGTTTTTGTGTAGGATTAAAATCACAATCGTGAAGAGCCTTGCCTATAGTGTAATTATGAAGCAAATCGTCGTCTTGTTTCATCGCATACCCCGTAACACTCGATGATGTAAGATAATCACCACTCTCAATCGGAGAAGAGTTCGATACCCACACTTGACCACACCCGGTCGCGTCCACAAGGAATTCATTGTCTGTAGAATACGTATTCGAATACGATATAACACCGAAACATTTTTTATCTTTTGCCTCTGTGCTCAGGGACAACACAGGTGCGCCGAGGTGCATTTCACCCGTTTTCGCGCTCACAATGAGTCCCCTGTGTCCATCCACGTTCGCCGGTGTGACTCCAGTGATCTGCGTTTTACATCTCGGTAGTTCGGTGGACAATTCCTGTATACTTTTGATCGCATAAGGAATCAAATTATTGTACTCTACACTCGCCGGATTAGGACCCCACTTTGAATAGTCCGGATCGACGCGGGGATCGTTGGATCTGAGAGGCGCCTCTTCTGGAATTTGTGACATTAAACCAGGCTTAACAACAAATCGCAATTCGGGCGCGTCGTACCAAATATCCTGTGCGACGAGACCCGCTTCGCGCGTGTAAATGTTACTTGAAAAACTTTCCCGCTTGTCATACACCTGTGGTTTTAATTTCATGATGGACGCGGTCGCGTTTCGGACGTACGTTTCATTATCTTTAAGACGGTCATCCGAACTGTTTTCACCTTTGCCAATTTTTTCATCGAGTTCTTTCACGGCATTCACAAGAACTGGCGTGATGCGCGCGTAATCGAGTCCACTCGCCGTACCATCTGGGTCAAAGGAACACACCTCGGGCATGACCTCCGCGACTTCATCGGCAATGAAACCCATGTGCGTCTTCGATCCCGTGATAAGGTGTGTGTGCTCGTATTCCTCTTTTGGTGCAACGTTATCGCCATATCCAGCCTTCCAAGTATAGTTTACCGCTCTCAAGGCCTTGACCTTATCGAGACAGTTCAATGAGGTTTCTATATTTTCTTT